ACAAGACCTTCGCGAACAACGGGTACACCGGCGAGCTGGAGATGGCTCGGATCAACGACGCGATGCTGCAGGACGTCTGGGGCATGGACCTGGACGCCACCAGCAAGGTCCTGTACGAGAAGACCGGCATCCAGCCGAAGCCCTTCGCTCTGCTCTTCCAGATCGAGGGCGACCAGGACGAGGAGCTGAACTGCTTCTACAGAGTGGTGCCGACCAGCAAACCCTCGGCAGGCAGCCAGACGGTCGCCGAAGAAGTCGAACCGGTCACCCAGACCTTCGAGTTCGAGGCGCTGCCGCTGGTCACCGGCCCGGCAACCCAGGCAGGCCTTATTAAGGCCAGAACGACGGAAGCAACACCGGACGCGACCAAGACGGCGTGGTTCACGGCGGTGCAGATCCCTGCGTAATTAAACAACCAGCAAAGAGCGGCGGACCTTCGGGTCCGCCTTTCGTGCATATAGGAGGAGGACTACATGCGGAAGACTATTAACATCGAAGGAACAGAACGGACCGTAGACGCGAACGCCCTGCTGCCGAGGCAGTACCGGAAGGAGTTCGGGCGGGACGTGATCGTGGACATGCAGAAGCTGCTGGGCGGGATCAAGTTATCAGCGGAAGCCCTGAAGCGGGCCCGCAAGGATCCGGACGGCATGGCTGCCGAACTGCTGGCAGATCCGAACGCCCTGGACAGCATGGATCTGTCCGTCATCGAGAACCTGGCGTGGCTTATGCTGCGCGCAGGAGGCGAGGACGTAGGTGACACCGTAGAAGCCTGGCTGGGAAGCCTGACCGACACCATGACCATCTACAACATCATGCCGGACATCGTCGAGCTGTGGGTAAGCAGCCAGAGCACGACGTCCAAAGCTAAAAAAAAATGAAATCCACGACCCGGCCCTATAACGGCGCAGTCTTCATGCTGCGCTGCGCGGAGCTGGGTCTTTCAGACGAAGCCCTGGCGGGCATGACCATCGGCATGGTCTACGACCTGCTGGCCGAGAAGGCAAACGACCAGGAGGACTACCCGGTCAAGGGCGACCAGGACGACATCCGGAAGATCTTCGGATAATAGGAGGCCGAAATGGCAAACAACATCAAGGGCATCACCATCCAGATCGGCGGCGACACCACAGGGCTGGACAAGGCACTGAAGGGCGTCAACGGCCAGGCACGGGAAGCCCAGAACGAACTAAAAGAGGTCAACAAGGCCCTGAAGCTCGACCCGACGAACGTCGAGCTGCTGGAGCAGAAGCAGCGGGCCCTGGCATCGGCTGTAGAAGCCACCACGAAGAAGCTGGAGACCTTAAAGGACGCACAGAAACAGGCAGCGGACCAGCTGGCGCGTGGCGACATCGGTCAGCAGCAGTACGACGCCCTGAGCCGGGAGATCGTCAAGACCGAGGCTGAGCTGCAGAAGGCAAAGGACGCCCAGGACAAGTTCAACATATCAGCCGAGCAGGCCAGCGCGAAACTGTCCGCAGTCGGCGACAAGGCCCAGATGGTCGCGGACAAGACCAAGGCGCTGTCTGCAGCTGCGGCCGGGCTTGTAGTCGCCATCGGTGGCGCGGCCGTTAAGTCGGCAGCATGGGCGGACGATCTGAACACGCTGAGCAAGCAGACCGGCCTGACGACCGAGGACCTGCAGAAGATGCAGTACGCCAGCGAACTGGTCGATGTATCGGTCGACGACATAGCCGGCAGCATGAGCAAGATGCGCAGGGCGATGGCTACGGACGGCAAGCAGGACGTCTTCGCGCAATTAGGCGTCAGCGTCCGGGACGGCACCGGAGCACTCAGAGACAGCAGCACTGTCTTTTACGAGGTCCTGGATCGCCTGGGCAAGGTCGGCAACGAGACCGAACGGGACACCCTGGCCATGGAGATCTTCGGGAGATCCGCTGACCAGCTGGCCGGCATTATCGACGACGGCGGTGCAAGCCTGAAGGCCCTGGGCGAAGAAGCGGAGAACCTGGGCCTGATCCTGGACCAGGACACCCTGGACGCCATGAACCGCGTCAACGACCAGATCGACCGGTTAAAAGCCCAGGCGCAGGGCCAGTTCGCAAAAGCTGGCGCAGCTGCCCTGGAAGCACTGACCCCGGCCATCGAAGGCATCGTAAACGCCCTGAGTAAGGTGCTGGAGTTCATCGGAAACCTTAACCCGGAGGTCATCAAGGTCGTGACCATCATCGCGGCCATCGTGGCAGCCATCAGCCCGGTGGCGGCTATCATCGCGAAGATCGCCGGACTGCTTGCAACCCTGGCGCCGCTGCTGCCTGTTATCGGCACGGCCCTGGCTGCACTGGCTTCTCCGGTCACAGTTCTGATCGCTGGCATCGCTGCGCTGGTGCTTATCCTGGTTGACCTGGTGAAGACGATCCGGGAAAACTGGGACAAGATCAAACAGAAGGTCACCGACGCGAAGGACTACGTGGTCGGCATCTTCGAGAAGATCCGGGACGCCGTAAAGGAAAAAATCAACGCGGTCATCGACTTCGTGAACAAGGGCATCGAAGCGATCAACAAGCTCATCGCAAAAATAAACGACAGCGCCCTGGGGAAGTTCTTCGGGATCAACATCGGATCCGTCGGCACGCTGCCGGCACTGGCAGGCGGTGGAAGCCTGGCATCCGGATCCGCGCTTGTAGGCGAGAACGGGCCAGAGCTGCTGTCCATGAGCAACGGCCGGGCAAACGTGCAGCCGCTGCAGACGACCACGAACACTTATAACACGATAAACCAGACGAGCAGGCAGCCGGTCCAGGTGATCCTGGACGTCAATGGGATGCAACTGGCCCGGGCCTTATACGACCCGCTGAAGCAGGTCAGCGCCCAGCGCGGCCCCAGCTTCGTCAAGTAAGGAGGCGCCCATGACACTGATCATTAACGGGACGGACTTCAGCAACTACATCCAGCAAGAGACCGACATCAGCGAGACCATGCGCAAGATCGTCGGCCCGGCGCAGGACACGGCGGTGGACGGCACAGACATCCTCGACCTGCTGAAGGTCAAATGGGATCCTTCCTTCCTGCTGAAGCCGATGCCGCAGGAGCAGATGGCGCAGCTGATCGCCATGATGGAGCTCGAAAAGGTCACGCTGACTTATACCAGCGTCGTCTCCGGGGAGCTTCGCCAGAACATCGACATGCAGCCGCTGTCCATGACGGTAAAATATGCGATGACGACAGCCAACGGCGTCAGGATCTATGCGGACACCCCGATCAGCTTCCAGGAGGTCTGATCTATGAACTATATCCAGTACGGCCAGGAGTTCTTCCACGGCAACAGCAACCGGTGGGGAACCAACGGCCTTTTTATGAGCGGGCAGGTCAGCCAGGTGATCGCGCTGTTCGGCAACGAGCTGGCAGCGGACACCCTGACCTTCGTCGTTAACAGCAAGGCACTGGTCGGCGACGGCACCGGCTACGCCTTCCTGCTGGACAGCGACATGAAGCCGCTGAAGACGTCGGACGACAAGTTCCTGGTGGTGCGCCAGATCTACACGGACTGGCGCGACTTTACGCCGGGCGCACCGCTCGACCTGTACAACCAGCAGGGCGGGCAGATTATCGGGCGTTTCTACGTGCAGAACGTGCGGCAGGTGTCGCGCAAGTTTGTCGAATTTACATGCACCGATTGCGTGGGGATGATTGATGCCCTCGCAGATCATAACGGCGGCATTTACAACGGAACCCCGATCGGCGACATTATCGACGATATTATGAGCGGTTCAGGCATCGCGTACACCGTTACGCAGGAGGTGCGCGAGGTGGCCGCATACGGGCGTTTACCGCGTGACAACAGACGAACCAACCTCGGGCGCGTACTGGTGGCAACGGGTGCGACATTGACAGAAGACACCGCAGGCCGGATGGTCGTTTCGTACCTCGGAGCGGGCAACGTGGAAAACATCCCGCAGAGGGTAATTTACTTGAACACGGGTTCGGTCGAGTACAGACACCCGGCAACGGCGGTGCAGGTGACCGAACACGCGTTCTACCAGCTCGCCGACGATGAGCAAAAGACCCTGTTTGACAATACGAACGAGATTGCCGGAACATCTACGCAATTAGTCGTATTCGGCGAACCCTGCTACGACCTCACGACAACGGGCGCCCTCGCGATCGTGGAAAGCAACGAGAATTTTGCGATCGTAGAAGGGAACGGAACATTGGTCGGCACGGTCTACACGCACACCAAACGTGTTATCACCGAAAGCACGGGCGTTGATGCCGCCGAAAATGTTCTCACGCTGGAAGATAACGAGCTTGTAGGCATCCACAATTCCGATTATGTGGCAAAGCGGATGTCCAATTATTACAAACTCGCGATCGGCGTTCAGTTTGAGGCATACGACACAAATGGCGCACTTCAACCGGGCACGAAATTAAACCTTGTCGACCCGTTCGGCGTTTCCCGCGTTGGATGGCTTGAAAAGAAAACATTCAACCTCGGCAACAAAACCCGCGCACAAATGGATATTGCCATCGATTGGCAACCCGGCCCGTGGGGATCGAACATCGACCAAAGCGATCTTGTTCTTGAAAGTGGCCCGTGGGAGGTTCCCGCAGGGGTCGACACCTTAACCGTCGTACTCGGTAGCGCGGGCGAAGGTGGCCAAGCGGGGTTCGATGGCACCGCGGGAGGCGATGGCGTTTTAGGTGGTGACACGACCGCAGGCGAAGGCGGCGACGTTGGCGCAGGCGGGAACGCTGGCAAGGTGTTGCAAGTTTCAATTCCGGTCAACGAAGGCGACGTCGTAACGGTAAATATCGGCGCACCGGGAGCAGGTGGCGCAGAGAACGGCGCAGAGGGCAACGAAGGCGGCGCAACGACCATAACAGTTAATGGCGTCACATATACGAGCGCGGATGGAACGATCCCCGAACGAGGCTTTACAAACCAGTTTACGGGCGACACATACGCATTACCTGCACCCGCAGGCGATTACAAAGGCTCAGACGGTGGCGTTATT